TCAATCATCCTTTCAAATTGTCATATCCACTACCTTCACAGCGCGGATCATCGGACTGGTATTGTCGGTGATTGCCTTCCAAGCAAGATAGTACTCTCCGGCACTGATACCATTACATTCATGAAGTACATTGATATAGTTGCCCACAGTGCCGAGCCAGCCGAACGGCACAGAAACTGCCTGATTATTCTGGATAGCCTCATAGATATATCTTGCGGTATTCGCCGGAGAAAGTGTATCATTGTTTTTCGGCACAAGCCACATCTCACCGATATCCGTAGCCCCCGACTTATAGCTCATCATGATCTTGTTGGAAGAACTGATGTGAACAGGTTCCACACACATCGTATAAATAGTCTGCCCCCAGTTGAAGTCAGGCTGATTGTAGTAGATCGCATAACCATTTTCCTCACAGCAGAAATGCTGATACGATTCTGTGAAGCCGGAGAGACTGCGGTAGCCGTCATTGTAGAAGGTGTAGATTTTCTCACCGTAATCATGAAGTGTGTCAATAGAAGCCCTGAACAGCGTCACATCCGGCTTTGTCTGCGGGATTTGAAGCACCTTCGGTACGAGGGTATTCAGCTTTTCGGTCTCCGATGCCTGCACGCCCATAGTCACAAGATTTCGGGCAAGCTGATCCCTCTGCTCATCGAGAGCCGTCAGATAATTTCCGATACTCATGCTGTCACCTCCACAATATTGGACAGTGCCTCCTCCACTCCGGAGAGTGCGGCTTCAACGGCTTCAAGGCGGGTGTAAATATCCGTGATAGATGTTTTCGCTCCCTGCATATCATAGAGGATCTCCGTCTTGAAGCGCTCGAAAACGCCCTCGTTCACACCAACACGCTCATTCAGGTTCATTGCTGTGGTGTATGCTTCGTTCCATCTGCTCACATGGGATTCCGTGATGGAGTTGAGCGTTGTGAGGTTATGATGCCAGTGTGCCTGTCCGATCACCGTTGCAATAGAAGCCATGTCATCGAGCATTTCCTGCGTAATGCCGTCCAGAACAGCTTTATTGGCATGGGAATGTGCCTGTGCCGAAACCTCGCTCAGTCCTGTAGAAAGCCCATGAAGTGCGCCTGCGGTAGATGCCTGAAATGCCGCCTGATCACGCATATACTGCTCCGTGATCGTATCAAGAACAGCCTTGTTGTCATGTGTATGCCGCTGTGCATTCAGTGTCAGAAGTGCCTCGTTGATTGTCTGAATGTCATACTGCGTGCTGTCCTCAAACTGCTGTAAGCCTGCGAGATCAGAGAAAAGTTCCGGTGTCAGGGCATCGAGAGTGACCTTGTTTTCATGGGTATGGGCTGTGTTGCTGAAATTGTTGACCATTTCAAACAGCGTGTGGATCTGCTCTCGCGTCCAGTCCTCAAAGGGCGGATATTCCGCAATCGCATCGATCATTGCTTCAGTGATGCGGTCAAGCACAGCTTTGTTATTATGCGTGTGCGTGCTCGGTCTGAGATTCTCCACAGCTTCAGTCAGTGTCTGAAGCTCATAGGTTGTGCTATCCTCAAACTGCTGCAAACCGGAAAGGTCAGAGAACAGTTCCGGTGTGATGCTATCGAGCGTTGCTTTGTTATCGTGTGTGTGATTCCTCCGCAACAGGTGCGATCTCACGCTCGATAATGGTCGTGACTTCGGAGGTTTTCGGGTATTCCGACATATCCGGTGTAATGCCGTCCTTGCCGTGCAGGGATACCGTTCAGCACACCAGAAATAAAGCCGGTGATATTATTCCATAGATTGACGAAAAAGGTCTTGATCGCATTCCAGACATCGATCCAGAACTGCTTGACAGTTTCAAGGTCAGTTCCGAAAATATTGCACAGTACATTGAGGTAGTTTTTCAGCGTATCCTTCAGGAAGTTCCAGACCGCTACAAAAATACCCTTTATACCGTTCCATACCTTATCCCAGTCTCCCGTGAAGATGCCGATAAAAATGTCCAATACATTCAGAATGGTGTCTGTCACGAACTTGAAGATATTAGCAATCTGCTGGAACACGCCCTCAAACACAGGTGCAAGGAATTTACATAATCCGTCCCATACCGCCTTGATGACCTCGCCAATGTTTTTGAAGTCGAAGCCGAGTGCGTTGATACGGTCAACAATGCCCTGACAGAAGCCGGAAAAATACTCTTGATCTGCTCCCAGATCGCAGTGATCTTATTCCGGAAGTCCTCATTGGTTTTCCACAGATGCACAAAAGCCGCCACCAGAGCGGCAATGACCGCAATGACAGCGACTACAGGTGCGGAGATACCGCCGATAGCTCCGCTGAATGCTGCAAACGCAGATTTCGCACCTGCGATGATAGTCGGGAGATTTGAAATAAGCTGCATCAGCTTGCCGACACCGATCATGGTTTTACCGATCACCACAAGAAGAGGTCCCAGTGCCGCCGCTACCAATGCGACCTTGACAATGGTTTCCTTGACAGCCGGATCCATTGCATTGAGCTTATCCACAAACGCCTGAATTTTGCTGACGATTGCCCGGATAGCGGGCATGAGGATGTCTCCGAAAGAGATAGCAAGCTCCTGTAACTGCGATTTCAGTATTGTGATCTGACCTGCAAGGTTGTCCTGCATGGTTTCCGCCATGCCCTTTGCAGAGCCCTCACAGCCGTAGATTGCATCGGTCAGCTTGTTGTAGTCTTCCTCACTTGCGTTGATGATCGCAAGCATACCGGACATATTCTGTTTGCCGAAAATAGCAGCGGCCGCCTGCATCTGCTCTGCCTGTGCAAGTCCCTCAGTAGTCGTGGACAGCTCTGCGACAATGTCATCGAAATCACGGGCATTGCCCTCTGCATCCGTCAGTTCCACATTGACCTTGCCCATTTTCTCACGGAGTATTCCCATGATGTCACCGAGTGACCGCATATTACCATCGGCATCGGTCATGAGCGTATTAGCCCCCATGATCTCTTTGGAGACACCTTCCTGTTCTTTGGCAAGCGTCTCCTGCGCCCGTGCGAGTTTGAGCTGCGCCTTTTCGTAGTTATTGCTTGCAAGCTGTGCCTGTGAGCTGCCCTCACCGTACTTGCTGATCGCATCATTCAGCTTGATCTGTGCGCTGTCAAGAGAAATGGTCGCATCCTCGACAGCCTGTTCTGCCTTTTCGACCTTGGTAAAGTCGATTTTCTGAATGGTCTCGGTGCTGATAAAGCCGAGCTGCTGCATTGCTGCCGCTTGCTGTTTGGTCGGTTTCGTGAGATTGACCAGAGCATTTTTCAGAGAGTTACCAGCCTGACTGCCCTTGATACCGCTGTTAGCCATCAGACCGAGTGCAATGGACAAGTCCTCCGCAGATGCACCCATCGCACCGGCAACAGGCGCAACATACTTGAAACTCTCGCCCATGAGAGCCACATTGGTATTGGCATTACTCGATGCCGCTGCAAGGATGTCTGCGAAATGTGCGGAGTCTCCGGCTGTCATGCCAAGTGCCGTCAGCGCATCAGTGACGATATCCGATGTGGTCGCCAAATCCTCACCGGATGCCGCCGCAAGGTTCATGATTCCCTCGACACCGTTCAGCATATCCTCGGTTTTCCAGCCTGCCATTGCCATATAGTTCATGGCGTCAGCGGCTTCCGATGCGGAGAATTTTGTCTGAGAACCCATCTCACGGGCTTTTGCACGCAGGGCATCAAAATCCTCGCCGGTCGCACCGGATACAGCAGCGACCTTGCTCATGGACGCATCGAAATCCGCTGTCGTTTTCACAGCAGCAGTTCCAACTCCAAGAATCGGCACAGTGACATATTTCGTCAGATTCGTACCGACGGTTGCGATCTTGTCACCGGCTTTTTCGAGAGAGGCACCTGCTTCACCGAGCTTTACCAGTGCTGTGTGCGACTTTTCTGCTTCGGTTTGCAGGTTCTGAAGCTCCTGTTCCGTCTCAACGATCTCACGCTGGAGGGAATCATACTGTTCAGGGCTGATTGGATTTCCGAACTCGTCAGATACATCCTTTGCCTGCTGTTTCAGACCGGACAGTTCATCTGTCGTTTCCTTGATTTCCCTTTGCAGTGCATCGTATTTCTCCTGCGAGATCTCACCATTGGCAAGCTGTTCATCCGCGGTTTTTGCCTGTTCCTTGAGGTCTTTCAGCTTGGCTTCGGTCTCGGTGATCTTCTGCTTGATTGGGTCATATTTCGCTTTCCACGAGTCGTAGTTGTCCTTGGTTTTTGCAGCCTGTTCGCTTGCATTTTTCAGTGCATCCAGTCGTGTCTTGGTATCCTGCACTGCCTGACCGAGCAGCTTTTGTTTCTGGGCAAGCAGTTCTGTATTGGTCGGGTCGAGTTTCAGCAGCTTTTCGACATCTTTGAGCTGCGTCTGCGTGTTTTTAATGTTCTTATCGACACTTTGCAGTGCTTTGGAAAGTTTCGTGGTATCGCCGTTGATTTCAACGGTAATGCCCTTGATTCTGCCTGCCATACGGTATCACCCCCAGTCAAACAGAATAGAAAATGTGTCTTTGATACTCCTATGCCGCAGTTTTCTCGGCTCGAAATGAATCATAGTGTAAAACAGATGCATCACAGCACCTGCGCCGAAGGTGGATATGACAGTGCCGATGCCAACAGTACCGCCAAGCATCCAGCCGATCAGTGTAACCACTGACCACCGCAATATCTCCACAATGCCTATCGGTATTTTCGGCACCCTTTTTCCGATTGCAATCAGCAATCCGTCCTTCGGACCGCAGCCGCATTCAGCAGACATATACACATACATCCCCAGAGCGATAAACAGGAATCCGAACAACATGAAAACGATGCCGAGCCACAGGCTGTGGTTTTCGGGATACGGGGATATGTCGATAAAAAACTGTGTGAGCCGTCCGGTTATCATTGCATCAAACAGCGTTGCAAAGCCGATACGCTCCCGCAGGATAAGCTGTATCACAATCGCACAAACACCGATCAGCACCATAGCACTGCCATAGTCAAGCGGAGTACGCTTTGCAATACCCATGCCGAGGCAGTCCCACGGTGCGAGACCAATGTTTGCGACTATCGTCAGATGCACACCGAAGGAGTATACGGCTAGCCCGGACAGGATCCGCAGCCAGCCGGAAAGGATGTGCTTTTTAGAAGGCATCGAAGTTTTCCTGCGTTGCCTTGATCGGGTAATCATAATCGTCATTATCCTTTTCAATGAACATTTCGTTGACCATCCCGATGGTGAGCAGATCAAGGTCGGATAAACTCAGCCCGATCTGCACACATCGGAGAAGGAACAGCGGCGTTGTCATCTCGCGGTCAACTGGGCGAGATTTTTTTTTGACTCTGCCTGTGTCTCCAGATTCACACCCCAGAGTTCAAAGAGCTGCGGCAGCACTTCGTAGATGGAGAAGGTGTTGAACTGCTCCAGCCACTCGTCGGGGCTGTCAGGAACGCCCTCCGGATCGGCGTGCTTTGCCATCGTCCAGGCGATATTCTCGAACACCTCAAGGCTCTCGATACCGAGACCGGAATTCTCCTCATCGCTCTCGTCAACAGAATCCTTCAGCGCAGAAAAATCCTTGAAGATATCCTTGCGGAACTTTGCACGGTAAAGGCGAGGCAGTGTTGCACTCGCCTTGAAAGGAACCTCGATGCCGTCAACAGTAATTGTTTTTCTGATAGCCATATTCTTTCTCCTTTATCAGTCTGTTGTTGCTGCGGCTGTGCTGCCGCCCTTTGTGGTACTTGCGGAACGTGTATTGGTGCTGTTGTTGGTGGTTGCTGCAGTCGGGATATAGACTGCGCTGTACCAGTTGTTGTAGGTGGTCTCATCTGTGCTCTCACAGGTCTTGGACTTCACCAGACCGGAAGGCAGTGCGGAAGCCTTCAGCGACAGTGTCTCTGTCTTGACCTCCTTGCTCTCCTCAGTGGTCTGACCCTCAGTTGCAGGACGGGATGCAGAGCAGCAGTACAGCACGTGGCGGATGTGATTCTTGTCTCCATCAAACTCAAAGAGCAGTGCGAACTGAGAAGTCTCCGCATCGTTGCGCTCAACCAGAACGCCCTTGCTGTCGAGCTGTTCACCGAGGATATCGGTTGCGAAATCGGTGGTGATGAGAGCAATTTCGAGGTCACCCTCATAGCCTGCGTTATTGTTGATGACGTAGTAAACGGTGTTGTCGGCGTAGAAATTGTCATTCTCACCGTTTGCGTCAATGCTCAGGGAAACTGCACCGGGCAGACGCACAGGCGTTGCAAATGTCGGCACACCCTCGTCAGACCAAGCCGTGATCTTTGCCCAGTGAACCTTGTTCAGACCGAACTTGACCTTGTTTTTCTTCAGAGCCATATTCATACCTCCAATGTGTACAGGATCTCATAGAGCCGTTCGCTCTCGATCCATGTTTCGGATTTTGTATAATAAATGTTGTGCTGATGCAGCACTTCCTCCACACGCTCCTCCGCATCCGGGGATTTTTCATCGGTGTAAAGCTCGATGTGCAGTCGCTTGAAGCTGACATACATCAGGTTATCCGCACCGAATGTATTTTCACCGGGAGACAGAAACAGCGTGAACGGAGGCTCCGGGCTCTCACCCTCTGCGAAATGGTGATACGCAAAGGGCAGCCCGATCTCCTGCATCATCTCGGAAATTTCCTCGTAGGTCACGATAACTCCTTTTTGATGAGCGTTTCGAGCATATCTGCGCCGTTTGCTTCGGCAGGAGCGATATGCGGGATAGCCGCCACACGTCCGCCGCCGCGCTTTGCATGACCGTGTTCGAGCAGATGTGCGATCTGATAGCGGTCTTTGCTGTGGACGGTCATTTCCAGTGTGTGGCTATTTTCCTTCGTTTTCTTCGCTGTCCAGCTTCGCTTGTAGCGACCGGACTTCACAGGAGCTTTTGCTGAAATCTCATTTTTGACTGCGGTCGCTGTTTTGCGGACTGCCTTTTTCATAGCGGCATCTGCAAGGTCAGCGTATTCAGATAAGCCTTCCATGATCGCCGCAGCCATATCGTCAATAGATGTCATCCTTTGATCCCGCCCTTCGTGATTCGCAGATCAGCTTCATATAGTCCTGCGTCTGATAATTCTGCACAATGCCCTTGATGTCATAGTCAATACCTTCAAAGCGGATGCGGTATACGGTAGAAGTCATCTTTTTTGTCTGCGGAGTCTGACGGATAATGACCTCCAGCTTTTGTATCTCTCTGGTCACTCCGGTATTTGTTTCCTCAGCTGCACCGCCGACAGTATTTGATACAGTCACAGAAGCCCAGAGGGAGAACACCTCATCCCACCGGGCTTTGTGATTTCCGATTGCATCTTTTTTAACATGATTTTCAAGGACGGCGATCCGCTGATTCAGTTTCCCGATCTCCATCAGACCACGCCCTCTCTTTGTGCGAATAACAGTGCCCTGAGTGTCAGTGTCAGCGCATGATAATCAGCAGTATTGCGGTTCTCATAGAGGTAAGATACAGTATACAGCATAGCCTGCCGGGAGGTTTCCTCATTCTCCGCTAACTGCTTTTCATTCATTCTGCCCACATCCATCACGAGCCGCTGTGCCGTATCGATCAGAGTGAGGATGAGCTTGTCATCCTCACAGTGGTCAACACGGAGGTAGTTTTTTGTTTCAGGCAGTGAGATCAGATTCACTTATCTGCCCTCCGTTCTTATCAGCCGTTGCCGCCGGTATTACCGCCAGTTGTACCGCCGCCCGTGGTGTTGGACTTCGTACCTGCCATCTTCAGCACCTTCACGGACTCCGGCAGGATCAGACGACCGTCCACACGCTGTGTGGTAAGGAAGCCGACCTGATCTGTGCGGGCATACAGCTCGTTCAGACGGCGGAAGGTGCGGTTCTGACGGTCTGCCACCCAGTAATTCTTCATGTCGCCGAAGAGGAGAACACGCTCGCCCTTTGCAATACCGGGCATGAAGGAAGAGGTGCGGATCGGTCTGCCGAGCAGCGTATCCGGCTTTGCGATGTCGAGCGACGGCTTCCAGAGGTAATTGTCGTTCTTGTCCTTCAGCTTCATGAGCTGAAGCAGGATGGTCTCGTTGCAGACGAACTGTGCGTTACGACGGTAGGGAGACTTCAGGCTGTAGTAGAGGTCGAACACCTCGTCAAAGGTGATCGCAGTCTGAGATGCTGCAGTGACACCCAGCTCTGCGCCGCCGGTCTCATCGAGGATACCGAGGGGCTTCTTGTCGCCGTCACCGGTGAAGAAGGCACGCTCCTCGGCATTGCCCATTGCCACACCGAAACGTGCAGCGATATACGATGCGAGGTCGAAGGCAGAGTCGTGCAGAAGCTCGTTGCTGATCTTGATCATCGTGCCGAGCTTGTATGCGGAGAGAGTGGTCTGACCGAATCTGGTGTCAGTCTCCGGGATCTCCTCGCCCTCATCGATCCACTGTGCCTCCATCGTATCGTTGGCGATCGGGATCTTACGGGTACCGCTGTTTGTCTTGATGACCGTTGCCATCTGGCGGAAGATGTTGTTCTCTTCCAGTGCCTGAATCAGTCTGCGCTCGAATTCGTCAGGCACAGTGTAGCCGCCCTCGGTGTCCTCACCGACAGAGAGTGCATTGCGGACTGCAAGCTGATCGCCCTTGTTGCGGATCATATCCCAGAAGGCGGACTTGTACTCGTCGGTTGCGGTCGGGTTGGTGGGCGGTGTATTCTTTGTGCCGGGAGCGTTAGTGACGGGCTTGCTGGTCGGTGCGGAAAGAGCCGCATCGAGGGCTGCCTGCTGCTCAAGACGCTCGATCTCTGCGCCGAGTGCCTGCACCTCACCGGCCATTTTGTTGTACTGCTCGACTGCGGAAGCCTCCACGAGACCGTTCTCACCACGGTGCTTTTCGAGGAATGCCTTTGTCTGCTCCCACAGGGTATTGCGCTTGCTGCGAAGTTCCATGATCTTGCTCATATCTTTTTCTCCGTTTCTGCCGGATATCTCCGGCGGTCATAAAAATACAGCCTGCTTATCTCAGAAAAGCAAGCTGCTGTTTCAGAATTTCATACGGCATAGAGCCGTCTGCGGTCTTGCCGTCCATACCGATCACAGGCATATCCGGCACTGTAACTGTCGGTGCGGTCAGCCCTTCCTCGGAAGGTTTCTGTGCATCATCTGTCTTGCTGTCATCGGACGGCTCTGTGCCTTCGGGTACTGCGGAAGCGGTGATCTTTCCCAGAATGGTCTGCCCCATGACACGGGTACTGTACTCCCAAAGGGCATCGCCGGTGTCCAGCTTGAACGGCTTCTTTTCGGTCTCTTTCTTTTCATCGCCCTCATCGTCACCGCCTTCCTGATCGGGCTTGTCAGGCTCGTCCGGATCGTCAGGATCATCCTCCTTCTTGTCCGGCGTGGGCTTTTCGTCAAAGAGGATCTCATCTGCAAAGCCAAGCTCCACAGCCTTTTTCGCATTGATCCAAGTCTCGTCTGACATGAGCTTGCTGATGCGGTTTCTGCTGAGTCCTGTTTTTGCGGCATAGGCGTTGATGATGCTCTCCTTTACCTCATTCAGCGTTGCAATGGCTTTTTCCATGTCCTTTGCGTTGCCGAAAGCAATGGTAGAAGGATCATGGATCATGAGAAGTGCGGTGGGAGACATCTGCACGGTATTGCCCGCCATTGCGATCACACTTGCCGCTGATGCAGCGATGCTTGCAATCCTGACAGTAACATTGTGCGGATAGTCACGGATCATTGTGTAGATCTCCGCAGCGGCGAAGACGTTGCCGCCCGGCGAATTGATCCAGAGTGTGAGGTCGCCGTCCTCGGCATACAGCTCATCTCTGAAATCCTGCGGCGTGATCTCGTCACCCCAGAAGGAATCCGAGTCGATCAGTCCCTCAAGGCGGAGCACTCTGCCGCCGCTGTCATCGTGGATATAGTCCCAGAATTTCGGCATTTACATCCCTCCGTTTCGTACTTTCTTCCTGCGCCTTTTCCGCAGGAATCTGTCATCGGTTTCTTCGTCAGGACTCTCATCCGGCGTATTCTGTTCTTCCGGCTCATCTGTGTCATCATCGGACTGTTCCGGCTGATTTGCAGCATACGCCGCACCTGCATCCTGTAATTTGTTGTAGCTGCCGTTGAGGTAGTAATCATCCCCTCCGAGATCGTGGGGAATGAGATCCATGTTTTCAAGCCTGCGCACATCATTCGGGCTCATAAAGCCATTACCAACACCGATTGCATAAGCGTTCATTCTGCTCTGATAATCTCCGCGCATCAGATCGTCCACGTTGAATTTCGGGAAATATACATCCTGTTCCTCTTCCAGCAGAAGGTCTTTGATGATGCCTTTTTCAATGCGGATGATCCACGGCATGAGCGAATACTGCACAAATGCGATACCCTGATGCTCGATGTTATTGAAGGTACTGCGCTTCAGATCCTGCACCAGATGTGGCGGCACCTGAAACATTCGGCATATTTCCTCTACATCGAATTCACGGGTGGAAAGAAACTGCGAGTCCTCCGGCGGCAGAGATATCGGTTTATACTGCATACCTTCTTCGAGGACTGCGATACGGTGTGCATTGCGGGAACCGCCGTACACTCTCGTCCAGTTTTCACGGATCTTTTCCGGATTTTTTAGTACGCCCGGATGTTCGAGAACACCGGCAGGCTGCGCTCCGTTTTTGAAGAAGGCACTGCCGTAACGCTCCACCGCCATTGCTGCGCCCAGTGCATTTTTCATCATGGCAATGGGTGAAAATCCAACAAGACCGTTAAACCCCAGACCGGGGATGTGGAGTATCTCGTCACGCTGAAAAATGATATCCTTGTCATGCTCACCCGGCTTTTCGTCGGTGTATGCATGGTAGGTGTAAAACAAGTCGCCGCTTTTCGGGTCACGGTCGATTTCCATGTTCTCCGGCAGCAGCGGATACAGACCGAGAATTTCATTTTTCCCGTCCCGGACGATCTGCGCATAGGCGTTGCCCCAGAGCAGCAGATGACACATCAGCGCCTCCCAGAATGAGAATGAACTCATTTCGGGATTCGGCTGCCGGTAGAGTATCTTATACAGCGGATGATCGGTAGCGCGTTCCTTGTCCTCGCCCTTGCCTTTGTACCTGTAAAGGTGCAACGGCAAGCCTGCAATCGTATTTGACAGCAGTCTCACGCAGGCATATACTGCGATGATTTGCATCGTCGTGCGGTCGTTGACACGCTTGCCTGCGTGTGTCCGTCCGAAGAAGTAGCTGTAGGACGGGCTGTCGTAGCTGTCCTTCGGCTTGTCCCTCGACCGGAACAGTCCGCTGAAAATTCCCATGTGCATCACTCCTTTCGGTTGACTTTTTTTATAGGCTTTGGTATAATATCATATAGATATAACCTTTCATATAGACCAAATTTATAATGGAGTTGGATAATATGAATAAAATTGAATTAACACCTACTAAAGATATAAAATATTCATCGAGAGCAGATATATTCAAGCAAAAGAAAGAAATAATGTTTTCTTTTATATCGCCTATTCTTTTTGCCTTGTTAATGGGGTTAAAAAGTGAAGTCGTACAATCTTTGAATGGACTTGATAACATCCGCCTTCGTGAATTAGCCAGAAATTATCGCGAAGGTGATGGGGACTGCGGAATATGTTTTGAGTACTCGATTCATTCTGCAATTAGAAAAAACGATCCTATAATTATGCAACGGATAAATGAAGCACTTAATAAATGTGGAATAAGTGGAAAGAACACTACTTCTATTCTTTTAGGATTTGAGAAAAATAGAGTATTACAGATTAATGATGAACTTCTTAGTAATTTAACCGAGAGTTCCACTTTAATCGCTGATGCATTTGGAAATAGAATAGATCTACTTGAACATATTTTTAATATTAGCAATGCCTTCAGGAATCCTAATTCCAGAAGGTATCTGCCAGATGTAATTAATGGCTTATGGAAAGCAGATTTGCTTTTAGGAAACAAAGAAGAGGATTTATGGGCAGCTGTATCAGTCAAAATCAACCCACTTTCACTTGTTTATGCAAATGGTATTGCAATAGGTATTATACCGTCACGTTGGAATCGAATAATATCTATAAAAACAAAAGGCAAAATGATAGTTTGTCCGTTAATATATGATAACGGTTTTATGGAATACTTTTATGCAACATGGAGAACGGTTAAATCATTTTTAAAAAATGACGCACATATTCCTAATGAACGTCTGTTACCTTACGTAGAACAATTACAGATTGCTCAAGTCTTAGAAAGCAAAAGAGATACTCCTGTTATGGAAATCGTTGATGATATTTTCACTAAATTAGCACACAAAAATATAATTTTGCCGGAAAAGGAACCTATCATAACAACAGATATTTTTGATACTAATCCAATTGAAAATACTAACCGTTCAATAATAGTGCCCGAAATAATCATAAGAAATAATACTTTGTGATTTCACAATATAATCATTTCTCTTACATCATACACACTATCATCATTTCCACATTCGCATCGTATCGCACGGTCAAGCACCATGATCGTGGCGACCGTTCCGTCGATCTTCTCGGTGGACTTTTCCTTGTCGGGCTTGATGTTGCCCGCCGGATCACGCTTGATGAAAATGTTGTCCATGTTCCAGCGCAGCACCGGATGCCCGTTGTGGGCAATCTTCTGCTCCAGCGTCAGCTTCATCAGCTCTTTGGTCGGCGGCGACATATCACGGTAGCCCTGACCGAACTGCACCAGCGTGAAGCCCAGCCCTTCAAGGTTCTGGCTCATCTGCACTGCGCCCCAGCGGTCGAAGGCAATCTCCCGGATGTTGAACCGTGAACCCAGTTCGTCGATGAAGTTTTCGATAAAGCCGTAATGCACAACGTTGCCCTCGGTGGTCATCAGGAAGCCCTGCCGCTGCCATAGGTCATACGGCACATGGTCGCGCCGGACGCGCAGGTCAAGCGTTTCCTCCGGCAGCCAGAAATACGGCAGAATATAATAATGGTCGTCCTCATCGGTCGGCGGAAACACCAGCACGAAAGCAGTGATATCCGTCGTGGACGAGAGGTCGAGACCGCCATAACATACACGCCCTTCCAGCAGCGATTCGTCGAAATCAACCTTGCAGGCGTCCCACTTGTGCATCGGCATCCAGCGGACGGTCTGCTTCACCCATTGATTCAGACGGAGCTGTCGGAAGGCGTTTTCTTCGCCGGGATTCTGCTTGGCGGATTCACAGGCGGCTTCCACCTTGTCCATGCCGATGTTTTCACCCAGCGATGGATTTGAATTCTTTCAGACCTCCGGAGAAGTCCAGTCGGCATCATCGGGAGCGCCGTAGATGACCGGGTAGAAGGTCTTGTCGATCTTGCGCCCTTCGAGAATGTCCTGCGCCTTCTGGTGCTGTTCGTAGCAGATGGAATTGGTGTCCGTGCCTGCCGTCGTAATCAAGAAATACAGCGGCTGCATTCGTGCATCACCGGAGCCTTTTGTCATAACGTCAAAGAGCTTCCGGTTGGGCTGGGTATGTTTTTATTGACACCTTCCAATGCCTTCGACAGCTTGGTGGTATCGCCGCCGATCTCAACGGTGATGCCCTTGATTCTGTTTGTCATGCGGTTTCACCTCCTCCGTGAGGGCATAAAAAAGCAGCCCCGAAGGACTGCTCAGTGTATATTCAGTTAACGCGCTAAATCAGAATTTGCGGGGAGCCCCCGCTGGCAGGATTCTTCCAATGCGCCTCACAGCGCAAAGATCGAATAGGCTCTGTGATAAATCAAATTTTAACTGTTAAAGTATTTTTTCTATTTTCTATTCCGTTTGTTCCTCTATTCTCTCCAGAAAGTCGCTGATGATCTCTGCGACATCATCGGGACGCTGGTCATAAATACAGTGTATCCCCGGCAGCAGCACCAGCTCACAGTTCCCCATTTTGTCAAGATAGGGCTGCAATTCGGTATCACGGAGTTTTTGCAGCATATCCATATCATACCCGGATTCCGGAAACTTAGGCTGTTTCCTCCCCGTGAATTCACATTCCTGCTTATCCCAAGCCAGCATTTCATCTATTTCTTGTCCGGACTGAAATCCCCAACTTGAACAAATATAAACTTTCGGAACATCATTTGGCTTGATCGCATGATATGCAGTATTGCAGATTTCATTCATATGCTCATCTTCGTAGCAAAAAGCATGATTAAATGTATGATGCAGATTCAATGCTTCCGAATACTTTCGCTGTTCATCTGAATAATTCATACCGGGGATTACAGTTTTTAACAGAAACGACTTCGCAAGTCTTACCAGTCCCATCTGATTTGCCGCAATCGCAAACCGATTCTCAAATGCACTGCCATCTTCCAAAGCAATATCAGGGTTATCGCTGAGTTGTGTTCCGGCAAGAAAAATGACACCCTCGATCTCTTCCGGATACTGACTTACCCAATATGTCGCATAAGCACCGCCAAGCGAATGTGGAAGCAGAATGTATGGCGCTTCGATACCGGCATTTTTCAGCGCAGTACGGTAGTGATCCACAACACGCTCCACTGTCTGCGGCTCCTTTGTATCATCGCTGAGTCCATAACCCGCACGGTCAACGATTACGATCCGGTTTTCTTCAGCCAGACCGCCCATGAGGCGCTCCATTCTGACACTGTAATCAAATACGCCTTTGCCCGATAATCCTACGAATGTATGCTTACCGTTTTGAATTCCGAAATCATGTACATTCAGCGAATAATCCCCGACCGAAACAGGATTGTAATACCCTGCTTCGGTCAGCATCTGCTTTTCTTTTGATAACAGGATTCTGTGGATTACAAATGTGATCGCCAGAAACAGAATCATAATACAAGCCATGATCGCAAGTACTTTTTTTACTCTATTTGATTTTTCAGATTTCATCGCTTTATCCTCCAAATTCACACAGAGAATGCTGTTAGGATTTCTTTCAGTTCGTCAAGCTTTTCTCCTGTAAATACCGATTTAGCGAAAGAAGCTTCATGTTTCCTTCACACCAGAATTATAGCATAGAAAACAGAAAAAGTCAATCAGAACGCATCAAAGTCCGCCTGTCCAGCGACCTCATGCCAGCCGTCATATTCGTCATTTTCCTTTTCGGTGAACATATCATTCACGACTCCGATCGTGAGCAGATCAAGCTCCGAGAGGGACAGCCCGATCTGCACACATCGGAGAAGGAAGAGGGGTGTTGTCATCGGGCGGTCAGTTTTTCGATGTTTTTTTTAGACTCCGCCTGCGTCTCCACGAGGAGCTTATGCTTCTGCGAGAGCAGTTCCGTGTTGGTCGGATCGAGTTTCAGCAGCTTCTGTACATCCTTGAGCTGCGTCTGCGTGTTCTTGATGTTTTTATTGACACCTTCCAGCGCCTTTGACAGCTTGGTCGTATCGCCGCCGATCTCGACCGTGATGCCCTTGATTCTGTTTGCCATGCGGTTTCACCTCCTCAGTGAGGGCATGAAAAAAGCACCTGCCGAAGCAAGTGCTTATTTTAAACTCTTGATAAAAAACAACTTAAATCTTTTTTAGTTTGCCGTCTTCTGCTTTGTACGAACCAAACTCAATTCTTCCTCTGGTGATTGACATTCCTACAACATAAGAATCAGACATACTGTTCACGCCTACAAAAGTAAGAGGTGTTCCTTTTTCTAATTGATAGATATACTCAGCAATTTGCGGCATTTCACCCTGCGGACAATCGATCTCGATAGTGTTACCTGTGGCAGTATCGAAAATAGATAATGTGTAATCATCATGCTTATGACTTGCGATAAATTTCTCTACGAGTGAAGAAACTCCGCCTAATGCCAAAGATATGTCCTCAACCATCCACATCGGGTCTCCAGTCATAGGGTGAGTAGATTCCTTATAGGTATAATTTTTTTCCATAACAAACAACCTCCTTCTTTTTCATTGCGAAAACGAACACAATCTGTATCTATAGTATAGCAATAATAGAAGGAAAAGTCAATTGTCAAAATGCATCAAAATCCGCCTGCGTCTCCACGTTGAGTCTCCACAGTTCAATGAGCTGCGGCAGCACCTCGTAAATGGAGAATGTGTTGAACGCTTCAAGCCACTCGTCGGGATTGTCCGGGACGTTCTCCGGATCAGCGTGTTTCGCCATGATGTATGCGATATTCTCGAACACCTCAAGACTCTCGATGTCGAGGGTGGAAGCATCCTCGTCGCCCTCCTGCACGGAGGTCTGGAGCGATGCGAAGTCCTTGTAAATATCCCTGCGGAACTTGATACGGTAAAGGCGAGGCACAGCGGCACTCGCCTTGAACGGAACCTCGATGCCGTCAACGGTGATCGTCTTTTTAATAGCCATGCTGTACCTCCTTACTCGGTCGCTGCCGCAGCAGAACCGCCGGATTTGGTGGATGTGGAACGTGTGCCTGTGCTGTTGTTTGTTGCAGCAGTCGGCATATAGACCGCATTGTACCAGTTATCGTAGGTCGTCTGGTCGGTGCTTTCGCAGGTCTTGGACTTCACCAGACCGTTGGGCAGCGCCGATGCCTTGAGGGAGAGCTTTTCTGTCTTGACGCTCTTGCTTTCCTCGGTAGTTTCGCCCTCGGTCGCAGGACGGGACGCAGAGCAGCAGTACAGCACATGGCGGATGTGGTTCTTGTCTCCATCAAACTCGAACATGAGTGCGAACTGCGATGTTTCCGCATAGTTGCGCTCAACAAGAACACCCTTTGCATCAAGCTGTTCGCCGAGAATCGCCGTTGCAAAGTCGGTTGTGATCTTGCCCCAGCGTGGATCACGAATAAGGCTGATCGTCAAGCGGTTCCAATCACTGCTCCGCCGTCTGTTCAGCGTATCTGACCCTGATCACAGGGCGAACTCCCAGCGAGTGATCGACATCATTTCCCATATAATTCGCCGCTGTCCCAAGGATATAGACTGCCTCGTTCTGCTCTTTTCCGGGCGACCGCAGCCACCAATCGATGCCGCATCCCCGGATATCATCGCTGACGATCTTTGCTTCCGAATCGGTGAACAGATACACTTTGTCATCTGTTTCATTGCCGCAGTCCATTCCATAATGAGACTCTTCTTCGGTGAACGTGTTATGGGTGGTAACGATCGCTGCCTTCTCTCCGTCAGAAAATTTGCTGTCAAAAAAGTCTACATTGAGCCATCTGCGAAGAGAGCAAGTCTCCCATGTGACATCCGTTTTTTCGTCATTGTACGGCATGTTTGCGACCGGACCCGCACAAAGCAGCGTGCAGATCCCGTCTGATTTGTCTGCGATATACCATGTATATCTGCCGAATGCCACCACATAATCGACCTGAGAATCGGCGATCACCGCAAGCTCCTTCTCCTCCTCTGCGGCAGTTTTGTGCATCTTCGTGGGAATAGGATCACCCGAAAGGCGAAGATTCAAGGCAGGACGAACGGCTCCATATGTATTGCCCGCAACATCTCCGGAGGGATCTACAACATTCTTTTTTGTACCGACATAGGCGATATAGCTCTCATTCGCACCCGGTGACCGCAGCCACCACCACTGGTCGTTCATATCGTACCAATAGCCCGCCTTCCGCACCTGACTGTCAAGGGCGTTCGCTTCATCTATGCTCAGCAGGAAGATATAGTCATCGGTATCTTCTCCGCCGGGAGTGCCGAATTTTGCGCTTGGGGGATTGGAATTGTGCGTCAGCGAGATCAGTGCCCGTTCCTCTTTTGTGAATGTATAATAGAATTTTTCATTGAGCCATGCACGAAGCGTGGACTGATCCCATGTATTGCTACAATGGTATCTTGGAACATTGAACGGCAGCTTGATCACAGGCTTTTCAGTCAAAAGCGTACAGCTTGTCTCCGTTTTCGCCGTCACATACCAACGGATGTCACCGAATACAACGACATCTCCCACGGATGCATCCGACAGTGCAACCGCTTCCTTCGTAGATTCCTGCGTTGAAGCAAAGCATCCGGACAATATACTTGCAATGCCGATCAAAGCGGCAAGCAGTAATTTCTTCATATTCATTTTCCTTTGTTTACATGATTTTTTCCGCACAATATTTTCAGCCCGTCCAGTATCCGCATATTCAGCAGTTTTGGCAGTATTTTGCCGCAGAGCGGACAGGTTTCCGGTTTCTGCATGGTATCGTATGCCTCAATTTCCGAAGCATACCGATTTTGCATTTCACGAATATGTGAAGCAGGCAAGAATTCTGCATCGTTCTCTCGACATCCAAGTCGCAATTACATGTTTGCTGGGAATTAATCCAGTTTCTTTCGGAGATACAGCGGTCAGTGACTCACCAAAAACACCCGACCTTATGTAGTTGGAGGGAAGAAATCCGACCAGTAATTAACATTTCATTTGCTGTTCTTCAATCTGTGTGATTTCTTATGCTTTCCGTTCATCTGCCGGTACTCTTCTGGAGTATGTTTCGGCTTTCCTTTGTCAATCAGACTGCGCATATATGCCTCAGCTTCAGCTTCACTGGAAAACCGTTTATACACCTCTCGATGTCCTCTGGTCTCTTTTATGATCATACTGCCTTCAACATACAAATCTCCGTGTGAATCAAGAATATACAATCCCATATGATCCTCCTTTATGTCCTTCACCCGCCGTAAGGGTATTTTGCATGCATCTCGCTGAATAACGGTCCTATCTTCTCGTGATGCGCGAGGAGATCTTCTGCTTGCTCTTTTGTAATACGGCAGGCCCACATAGGAGCGGAATCATGGCAGCCTCTCGGAGTGTAATCTGTCGCCAACTCATAGTACTCATGTGCCGGCCAGTGACATCGGAAGATGATGTACTGCGGAGTTTTCGCCAGAAGCTGAGGATGACCTCCGTAATTCGGCAGCTGATGATCTTTTTCGATTATAGGCTTATCCACATAGCTGCTGTACTTATCTTCAGCCTTGATTCTGCTTCGGAGCCAGTCAACTACCTTGTCAGGATTGTCAAGCAGATATTTCGCCTCGCTCTCGTCACTTGTCCAAATCTCCGGACAGCTGGTCTCGCGGGCACCTGTCTTTACAGGAAATTCACATTGAACATAGTATCTTGTGTCTTCGGGATAGTTGTAATGTGCAATACAGCAGAAGCCCGCGTCATAAACTATCTCGCCATTCACACTGATGATATATCCTCTGTAGCCCAAGTATTCCTTATCGCTCAT